TAGAAAAAATACAATTGATACTGGCTCGCCGTAGCAAATCTAATGTGTTAATGGTAGGTGATCCAGGGGTTGGCAAGACTGCCATAGCTGAAGGATTGGCTCGCAAGATCTTTGAAAAGAAAGTTCCCAAGTTCATCCAGGATCATCAAGTATACACTCTTGATATCAGTGCGTTACTAGCTGGATCAAAATATCGTGGGGATTTCGAAGAAAGAATCAAGGCCGTGTTATCTGCACTAGAAAAGAAAGGCAAGATCATTCTTTTTATTGATGAGGCGCACATGATGCAGGGTGCTGGTGCTGCTAATCAAAGTTCCAACGACATGGCCAATATGTTGAAACCTATACTTACCAAAGGTGTTCTCAAACTGATAGCATCAACAACATGGGAAGAATATCGCAAGCACTTTGAAAAAGATCGTGCATTGATGCGCAGATTCCAACGTGTTACAGTTGACGAGCCAAGTCCGGAAATGTCAGTAAAGATTCTCAAGGGCATTCGCAAATACTATGAGAAACATCACAACGTTAAGATTACAGATGCCGCAGTAGAACAGGCTGTTAAACTTTCTATTAAGTATATGGCAGACAAAAAGTTGCCCGACAAGGCCATAGACATCATAGACTGTGCGGCTGCAAGATACAAACTCAAAGATGACGAAACCATGGATGGTGTTGAACAACTTGTAGATGTTGAGCAGGTGGTATACGAACTTAGTAAAATGATCAACATGCCTTTAGAAAGTGTGGCACAAAAAGAAAGTAAAAATCTTGCAGATCTAGAAGGCGGCATGAAAGCCGCAGTCTATGGACAGGATGGTGCTGTTGATACCCTGTTAGACAAAATATTTGTAGCGCAGGCCGGAATGAAATCACCAAACAAACCTATAGGAAGTTTTTTATTCTTGGGACCCACGGGCTGCGGTAAAACAGAAACTGCCAAGCAATTGGCTGATAAGATGTCAATGACATTGGTAAGATTTGACATGGGTGAGTATCAAGAAAAACATTCTGTGGCTCGATTGATAGGTGCACCTCCGGGCTATGTAGGCTACGAAGACAATGCCGGACAATTGATTACAAAACTACAGGAAACACCCAACTGCATACTGTTATTGGATGAAATTGAAAAAGCTCATCCTGATGTCACAAACATCTTGTTGGCATTCATGGACAATGGCTTTGTCACAGGATCTAATGGCAAAGTGGCCGATGGCAGAAATTGTATTCTAATTATGACATCAAATCTTGGTGCCAGAGACAACGAAAACAACACTATTGGTTTTGGAGAACTAGAAAAAGATGGTGAAGATGACAAAGCAGTGAAAAAATTCTTTGCGCCGGAGTTTCGTAATAGACTAGATGCTGTAATAAAGTTCTCTAAATTATCTCAGACTGTGGTTATACAGATTGTTAAAAAGTTTGTGGCAGAGCTCAATGATCAGTTAAAAGACAAAAACATTGAGATAGTTTTGAACAATGAAGCTGTAAAGTGGCTGGCAGATCAAGGCTTTGATTCTAAAATGGGTGCAAGACCGCTGGCTCGTTTAATCGACAACAAGTTGAAATCGCCGTTGAGTCGTAAGGTATTATTCGGTGACCTTCAGAACGGTGGTAGGGTAAATGTGCAGTTACAAGATTCAGATTTAGTATTTGAAATTACGGAACTGCCTAAGCCACTGTCTAAAGAAGAAAGAAAAGCTCTTAAAAGAACACAGCCAGTGGTAGAGGTCATTAAAGATGTTGAAAAGCAAGACAACTAGTAGAAAATTCTACGGTAAATGGTTATACAAGGCATCTATCAATATTCCAGGTGTTGCAATTCTACGTTCAAAATCTTTAGATGATATTATTGATTTTTTGATAAAACCTTTACCCCAAACTACAAATTATAGGCATAGTCTCAATGTCAAAGCACATACCAATGCTATATATTTGACCAAGTTATGCAAATTTTTAAAACCACTTGAAATTCAACTATGGACAAAACGTATCGAAACCAATCAATTGGATTTCTATACCAACGACCAATCGATATACAATGATTTCTGTAAGAAATTTAGTTTGATTCTTACGCAAAAATTTGAACCTGCAGCTGATGATCTAGAATTACTTAATAATCAATATACAATTATAACTAAAAAATTACCGCACAACAGGTATAGATACAGAGCATTTCTTAGACCACATAAAATGAAAAGTGATCTAGATGCCAAACAGAAATACATAGAGTGGATCGAGCTGCAAGGTGATAAAGTGCGCCTAAGTAAGAGAGTCAAAGAGTGGTTTATTAAAACTGATTGGAATTGGGATCGTAGATACCTATTGGTAGAAGACACTCCAACCTTGCTAATGCTGCAAATGCGTAGTGGAGAGGCTATAGGCAAGGTATACGAATACGTGGTAGTCGATAAATAACTGATGTCCACTGAAAATCAAGTATTATTATCAAATATCACTGCCGAAGCAGCTGATTCTACCTATGTGTATGGCTCTAAACAGCCAGGTGCAGGCTATCATAAACGTAGCGATAGCATGCATACAGCCACATATTCAGTGAATTCATTTGTCGGAGCAATCAAACTCCAGGCCACATTGGCGTTGTATCCGGCAGATTCTGATTGGTTTGACATAGATGGCACAGATATAGGACTTGGTTCTGATAGTTCTGCATGGACCATTACAAATTCTATTAATTTTACCGGGAATTTTGTATGGCTACGTGCTGCATACAATCTACAGAACGGTACTATTATAGAAATCCGATATAATTATTAACTCCTAACATTCGATAAATATAGTATGACCTTACGGAATCATATTATATGCTATTGAAAGAAATGTTTAGCCCAGTTGGCGCACCTAAAGACGAGCAGCCTGACATAGATTGGATCGGCGATCTTAAATTCTATATGGACAATAACGATCAAATGCTGAACAAGCATTTCTTCCCTGCGGTTAAACGACATAAAGAACACCGTGGCAATCCTAACGCATATAAAATTTATATTCGTACACTAGAAGGCTGCTTAGAAAGCTATTGCGAAAAGTACGAAGTTGAAGATCGTGAAGAAAAGTTCCCTAAAGAAAAACTAGAAGAGTTAGCAAAGCAAATAGCAACTCAACAAGAAAAGTTTATGGAAAAAGGCGACTACGATAAATGAAACTCCTAGAACTTTTTGAACAATCAGGCAAAACTGCTGCTGTTGCATTTGGCAGGATGAACCCTCCTACAATTGGCCATCAGAAGGTGGTTGCTGCTATCTTGAAACAGAAAGCCGATGCTCATTTTCTATTTGTGTCGCAAACTCACAAACCAACTGGCAAGAACAAAACAAGATATGAAAACCCATTGCCGTTTGATGTTAAACTGGGATTTATAGAAAAGGCATTTCCCGATATTGATATTGGTGATACTTCAGTGAGTACTGCTATCGGTCTACTGCAATTTTTAGAAAAACAGGGATTTGACAACGTTATCTTTGTAGGCGGTTCGGATCGTGTAGCTAGTTTTACTGAACTGTTTAACAATCAAAACGGTGTTGATTACAATTTAAAATCAATTAAAGTTGTGTCTAGTGGTGCTAGAGATCCTGATGCTGAAGGTGCTGAAGGTATGAGTGCAAGCAAGATGAGAGCCGCTGCTATTGCCAATGACTTTGAATCATTTAAGACAGGATTGCCAGCAGGACTGAGTGGCGATGCTGAAGAAGTGTTTGCTGCGGTTAGACAAGGACTCGAGCCTTGGCTAGAATATGCAGAAAGTTTAGATGAAGTTAGTTGGCAAGGAATTAAAAAAGGTGCTGCTGCTGCTGGACTTGCTGGGGCAATGGCTTTCGGTGCTTCTGGGGCCAATGCTCGAGTTACTCCTGGCGATGATCCCAATATCAATCGATTAACAGGCAAACCAATCGCTACGCAACAGGCAACTGATACCGCACCTGCAAAAGCAGAAGCACCAAAAGGTTTCAGTAAAGAATATCTACAGGCTGTAGTAGATGGTAAACATCCGAGACCTATGGTCAGTGTTGAAAAAGCAAAAGAATTATTAAAAAATATGACAGAAAAAGAATCTGTTGAAATTACAGAACTTGCTGATGACGATGCCTACTACAAATATATTGTAGCAAAAGTAAAAACCTCTAGACCTTTAAGTAATCGAGAAAAAGAGTTTTTAAAAACCTATACACTACTCAATAAAAAAACCGAGAGTTCAAAGATTCCCTTTGCTGGTGCCAAGGTAGGACATAAGGAAGGTCCTGCAGGTCAATGGCGTAATAAAGGCCCTAAGGCAAACAAGCCAGCAAAAGTTGGAGACCTAGTAGGCGGATCGGCATCTTAAGGTGTTAAGGAAAATTAAATGAAAGCAAAAGAATTTATACCAGCAACTAAGCCTAGAAACTTTGTGGCAAAAAATCAAAAGACCGCAGGTGCTGGCCCACACAAAGATAAGAAACGGGCCGGGGCGCGGGGCGATATTAAACATAAGGCTAAACAGTACGAGGAAGGTGTGGCGGAAGGTGACTATCCGGATGGATCATCTGTTAAAACACCAGATTCATCTGAATGGCAACAGCAGTATCAACAAGCAGTTGACAAAGTGAATAATGCCAAGACTCAACAAGAATACGAAGCCGCAAGTGAAAGAGCTGGCAAGATTAAAGATTTTCTAGCAAGCAAAGGAATTAAAGTAGGACCAGTATTAGGAAAAGGCATGGCGGAAGGTACGCCTGGTAATGACTTCCGTGTCGGACAACGAGTAATCTATACTACAGGCAGGGGAGAAAAGTTTCCTTCTATAGTTACTGCTGTTGATTTTGACGAAGACGCTGTTAAAATTAAAAGTGCAAACAACAAACCGTTCCCCAATAGTGGCGGCGATATTGAAATAGTAGTCGATCCAGGTTGGAAGTTTTTAACTCCGGAACCAGGTGTTGACCCTAATTCTGTTATTGCTGTGTCACCAAGTATGAGAAAAACTACAGAACGAGTGCGAGATCCAGAAGATTGGGACGAAGGCAACACCGAACCTCCAAACAACTTCGCTGTATATATTAACGGCAAGAAATGGAAAGTATTCAAAGGTCGTGGACAGTATGCAGACGACGATCGTGAACAAGCTCACTATGAACAGCTAAAAGGTTGGGCTCGTAAGAAATCAGAAGAGACTGGCAAGAAGTGGGAGATTTCTATTACAGGCGAAGGTCCAACTGCATAATGGATGAACTTGCTGACATCAAACGCCTAGCAGGCATTACTGAGTTCAAAGGTTTAAAGCCTTACGGCGGTAGCAATATCAGTGTTACAGGAATGACCAATCAAGAACTTGAACGCAAGCACGATATTAGACCAGGAACACCAGAATGGTTCCAATTATGGTTTAGTTTGCCTTACCTAACCGGCGAAAAGAAAATAGGGGATACCAAATGGTTGAGATAACAGAATCAGCAAAATCAAAGATTATGGATTTGCTGCTAGAAGAAGATAATCCAAAACTGGCATTACGTACCTTTGTACAAGGTGGCGGATGCAGTGGCTTTAGCTATGGCTTTACATTCGATGAAGAAAAGAATGAAGATGATTTTGAATTTCCTATCAACGAACAATACAATGTGCTAGTGGATGCAATGAGCATGCAATATCTACAAGGTGCTGTTATTGATTACAAAGAAGAAGTTATGGGTAGTCAATTTGTTATTACTAATCCCAATGCACAATCAACTTGTGGTTGTGGATCAAGTTTTTCAGTATGAACCCAGATCAATATCCAGTGTATCCAGAAGATGACGGCCACGATAGATTTCGTAATCCCTATTCACCAGTATGAAAGCCAAAGAATTTATCATTGAAAGAAAAAAATCTAAACGTAGATCAAGAAGTGCTGCTTGGGGTCCTGATCCCTACGGTGGCTATGGTTATTATGCAGGATATAGCGGAGATTCAAGCGGTGAAGGTGGTGGTGAAGGTGGTGGTGAAAGCGTAGAACACGAAAACTTTGCTGACGGAAAGCGTCCACAGGACAAAGGCGATAGCAAGCGCCATGGGATAAATACCAAAGCATCAGTAAGTTCGCTTCGTAAAACTGCTAAACAGGGCGGTCGCAAAGGACAACTTGCACATTGGTTAGCTAATATGAAAGCTGGTAGGGCTAAGAAAAAATGAAATTATACGAAATTTTAACAGAAGGTGTGGCAGGACCAAAAAACTGCTGGCCAGGCCATCGTAAAGTTGGTACACAGCCCGGTACTGGTAAGAACAAAGGCAAACGTGTCAACGACTGCGAAGAGATTAAAAAAGAAGATGTCGAAGAAGAATTTGACACTATTGAAGAAACAATCAATTACATAGCAGAAGCAAATGGCGTTGATCCTGAAGTTGTTTGGGAAGACTTAGAAACACTCACAGATGACGAGCTGTATGTATTTGCGTTCACACATGAGCCTGTTAACGAAGATTGGCAAAAGGCCAACAAGCGAGACAAGACTGATGGTATGAGCAAGAAGGCTGTTAATGCCTATCGTCGCGAGAATCCAGGTAGCAAACTAAAGACTGCTGTGACTACCAAGCCAAGTAAGTTAAAGAAAGGTTCTAAAGCCAGTAAACGCAGATCAAGCTATTGCTCACGCAGCCGTGGACAAATGAAAATGCATAGCATTAGCTGTGCTAAAACTCCCGATAAAGCAATTTGTAAAGCCCGTAGACGCTGGAACTGCTAATAAATACATTATGAAAATTAAAGAGTTGTTTGAAACAGCATCTAGCATGGGTGCTGGCGATGTTGCTACATTTATCAAGGGTGGTTCTGGAACAGATGTAGGCACACTCTTTGGGGGTAGTTATCAGCAAAAAACTGTTAAAAAACCCAAGTCTAAGAAGCCTCGCGAAAGTATATTAAGAAGATAAATATAGTATGGACTTTAAAAAACACGATCACGAAGCAAGTATGGCAAAAGCAGAGCTAGCTCAAATAGCTAAAAATGCCATGGCTGTTTATCGTATGATCAAAGAAGGCGACAATTTAGATGGTTGGATCAGCAGTTATATCTCTGTGGCCAATGATCATTTGAATTCTGTTCATGAAAAGATGGATTACGAATCTCAAGCACAAGGAGCCGTTAATCAGGGTCCTCGAGAATTTGAAGAAACAGTGCAGTACGAAATTAAAAGCAATCTGTGCGAGCAGTGGCTAGCGAAAAAATATCAAGGAAGATAAAAAATGGATTTCAAATCATTACTTAACAAATTAGACAGCATGGAAGCTCCTCCACAGACACCGGCTGCACCAGTTTTAGAAAAAGCTGTTCAACTAAACGAAGATGCACAATTACGTGTTCTAAGTGGACGTTCTACATATGTTGCTGAAGCTAAGAAAAAAGCCGAAGAAGATGTTAAAGAAGAAAAATCTTCAACTGGTGGCACTATTGATCGTTCTACAAAAGGTGTTACCAAACACAAAGAAAATCCCAATCGTTTCAGTGATGAGCCACACACTGAACCAAAGTCAGGGGCCAAATCACAAAGTGCAGCAGACAAAGCAGATGACAAAGCTGCTGACAAAGCTGCCGCTAAAGATTCTAAAGATTACGAAAAGAAAAATCCAGGCACAGTAACTCGTGTTAAAGATGGCAAGAAAGTAGAAAGCATCGAACCACAATTCAAAAGCAAATTCATGAAGATGGTGGAAGCAGCTAAAGAACAAAGCGAAGCTGAAAAAGCAGAGGCCAAGAGAAAGAAAGAGCAAGAGAAAGAAGATAAGAAAAAGAAAATAGCCAAGATCATGGACGAAGCAATGGATCCGGTTGGCAAGGAAGATGACGACGTCAACAACGATGGTGAGAAAAATAAGACCGATGACTATTTAAAGAATCGTCGTGCCGCAGTCAGCAAGGCTATTGGCGGCAAGAAAGAAGGCGGCAAGACAGGAATGAGTGCAAAGCAAGAAAAATTCTTTGGAAAAAAGAAGACTGTTAAAGAGTCAATTGAAAATATCCTATCATTCAAAGACATGATCAAACTTGTGCAAGAGAGTGGCGGTCAACAACAAATTGATGCAGTTGATCAAGAACTGTTTGCATGGGCTCAACGTGTTGCAAAACAAAAAATTGGTGAAGGCCTAAAAGCTGATGTGTATGCAGGTATGGTATACGAGCGCATGGGTGGTGTATTTGAAATGTACGATGTACTAAGCGAAGACCAAAAGTAATTTAACCAATCGCACTCAAAAGCCGGCAATTTAGTTGACCGGCTTTTTTGTTGACTATATAATAGCTATATAGGAGAAAATTATGTCAACTAGAATGTACGGTCCCGAAGAAAAAGCAAAACTAGAACGTCTTATTAACGAAGGCGGAAATGTACTACGTGAAGTAGAAGATCTTAAAGAGGGACTTAAAGAAACTGTTAAAGCTGTTGCAGAAGAACTACAGATCAAGCCATCAGTTATTAACAAAGCAATTTCTATTGCACATAAAGACAACTGGAAAGATCACGAACAAGAATGGAATGACATTGAAATGATTCTTGGTGTCACTAAACGTCTACCAGAATGATTGACAAAATCTTTGCGCCAACTCTACAATGGATAAAAGATGACTTTAAATCCCATCGAGTTCGCTTTGTTGTTGAGTTGCTTGCTTGGGCTATCAGTATTGGCTGTTCAATTACTATGGCACTTACCGTACCCACACCTCCGTTACTTACTCTTTACCCTGTGTGGATCCTTGGTTGTGCTATGTATGCTTGGGCTAGTTGGACTAGGAAATCTTTTGGCATGCTGGCTAACTATATACTGTTGACCACAATTGATAGTGTTGGACTAGCAAGAATGCTAATTAATTAAATAAAGTAAGAAGGTAGGCGTGGCCATAAACCGCACATTGGTATTTGCAAGCCCTAAATTGCATAGGAGAAAAATTTGAGTTACGTAGACGCTTTCTATAATAGAGAGCAGGATATCATCAATGTTGTTGAACGCAATGATAAAGGCGAACGACATTACAAAGAATATCCTGCACGACATGTTTTTTATTACCCGGATGCCAAGGGTAAATTTACAAGTATTTTTGGACAGTCATTGTCCAGAGTAAGTTCCAAAAATGTCAAAGAACATCGCAAAGAACTTGCAATTCATTCAAACAAAAAACTGTTTGAAAGTGATATCAACCCAATCTATCGTTGTCTAGAAGACAACTATCTTAATCAAGACGCACCAAAATTAAATGTAGCGTTCTTTGACATTGAGGTGGACTTTGATCCAGAACGTGGCTATGCATCACCTGAAGATGCGTTTATGCCAATCACTGCTATTGCTGTCTACCTACAATGGATGCAGACTATGGTCTGTTTAGCAATTCCCCCTAAGACATTGTCAATGGAAGAAGCTACTAAACAGGTAGCAGAATTTCCTAACACTATGCTGTTTGACAACGAAGCAGATATGTTAGACACATTCTTAGATCTAATACAAGATGCAGATGTACTGAGTGGTTGGAACAGTGAGGGCTTTGATATTCCTTACACAGTTAATCGTGTGACCAAAGTTTTGAGCAAAGAGGACACACGCAGATTCTGCTTGTGGGATCAATTCCCCAAGAAACGAGAGTATGAAAAATACGGCAAGGCCGCTGTCACATACGATCTAATTGGCCGTGTACACCTAGACAGTCTTGAACTATATCGCAAGTACACATACGAAGA